AAAGGAATAATGTGATAATCCAGTGCCCATTGCAGTACAAAGAGCAGCAGTGAAATGACCGCGCCCAGATAGGGTAGTTTTACCGCAAGATATCTCAATGCATTTTCATTCATTAAAATCATTTTCCACTCCAGTGAGTTACTTTGTTTTTTAACCAGCTTTCGATAAATGAACTGCCCATAATTCCTAAGGCCGTTGCGATGGCAATGAGTGCCAGTGGATGAATATCTGGAATCTGTAGCAGTACACCTCCTGCCAGTACTGAAGATGCTGATCCCAGAATGGAACGGCCCAATACCAGCCGTGTTGTCAGCTTTTCATCTGATGCCAGCAGTTTGGCCAAGCCAATAACTGCGCCGATAAAAACCAGCATCAGGACGGTTTTTTCATGCTCCTGCATGAGCTCTCCCTCATTTTTTAGATATAAAAAAAGCACCCCGTAGGGTGCTTAAACTGTTTTAGCTTTCTTAAATTTCTATCTGTAACACCCTGCCTTCAGGCGCTGGGCGCTTGATCTCGTTGTTAGATACAAATACCCGGGTACCGGTGGCGTATTTGGTACTGCTGGTGCACAGGACCAATCCGCTACCATCGACCACTAAAACCTTATAATTGGGATGATCTGCTGAGGTGATGGTGCCAATGAACTCTGGAGCCTTGGGCAATAAGTCGATTAAACGTTGTAATGGATTACTCACGATTGATGCTCTCCACTTTAATACTCTGGTTAATCACCGCATGATTGAATGACACGTTTACCCCATCAATGATGCCCCACCATTCAGCATTAAATGCCACTAAATCACCAGGTGCACATTCGCTCACATCCGGACCAATCGGCATCACCAGATTGTGGGTTTCGACCATACCGGCCTTAGCAAGTGCTGACTTGCCATAAGACCCCATGCTCTCAACGGTAAACAGTGGACTGTTCGCTGTTTCCAGCAAAGTATCACCTGCAGTGCCAGTACGTTTAATCTGGCCACTTAAGCCAGAGCGGTCGTTAGTTAACGTGATGCCGTTATAGTCCGGATAAGGCTCATAATCGGTAGACTGCTCTGTGACCAGGCTCTCTGGAATCAGCCGGTCATATTCTTCAACCGTGATTGAATCCCAGAAGGTCTTTTTATACTTGGGCTTTATAGTGATGGTGTCGCTACCCTTCTCGCTGTAGACAAAGCCACCTGCACTTTCAGCAATCATTTTGATTACAGCAATGGGGGTCATGTTGGAATAGCTCAGACTGCCCGCTGGAACAATCCAGCTCAGCTCATCGATCAGTTCCCACTGCAGCTTTGTTGAGCTGTTGACCCGGTCCAGTTCAGCCTGACAGAGCTGCCGTGCGGTCCTTTCATTCTCCTGGGTAAATGACCGGGTTGGAGAATATGGCGCATCAAGTAAAGCGGACTGGCTGCGACCGCTTAATGTATAAGTGATTTCGGCAAATCGACGTGAGCGACTACGGTTTTCAAGCAACATGTGATGCTCGGTACCATTCACCATAACTCTTAAAATGACAGGTTGGCCATTAACCGGTTCGAGCTTTGGTATTTCAGATGCGGGTACGCTCAGGCTATATGACCAGCACCAGCGGCTGCGATCTGTGCTGTAACTGCCATTATAGACCAAAATGTTCTGTCCATTGTCCAGACGGCTTACGGATAATTCATTCACGATATACCACCAGTTTTTTGGCGGCAGACTTGGGATACAGTCATCCGCGCCAAAGTTTAAAATAAGGTTGTGTAGATCCGATCCGGTACACAGACAGTTAAAGTTCAGGTCAGTACTGCCCACGTATTCAGGAAGCTCAGGTTGTGGCCAGGGTTGAACCGGATGCTTGCGGTAATGAATGGCTTTAGCTTTATCCCATGCAATGCTACTGGTCGTGATCAGTTCAAGACCTTTATCCCACTCGAATGCAAAACACTTTTCAAAAACGTGGGCTACTTGATGCGAATAAGTAAAAGTTTTCCTCTTGCGAACTAGATCCACCCAATCAAATGTCCGGTTAATCCTGAGCTTGTTGCCCTCTTCAAATACCAAGGTTCGAGTTTTAGTTAATCGCTTATCCTCTTGCCAGACGAAATCAGCAGAGCTGACCAGCCCGGTACTTTCTTCATGCTGTAGCTGAACTGAACGATACAGCAAGGCAGCTTTTTCAAAGCCCAGTAATGCCTGATTGCTCAGGCTTAAACTGTGCTCAAAATAAAAGGCGCTGTTATGCGCCCGTAAAACTGGTTTAGCCCAAGGGATTCCAATCACGTTTAAACAAGGCAAAGCTCCCTGATAGCCAGCTATGAGATAAGCCTCAATGCCACGAATAAAGTTGATATCGAAAATTGCTTCAATCCCAGTTTTGAAACTGGTATCCGGAACTGAATCAATAACACATCGATTTTCGCTATAGCCGGCCTGCAGCTCAAAACTAAAACCTGTATCCAGAGCAGTATTAAGCTCTGCATCAAGATCAAGATTTTCTTTAAACTCGGCAACAAGTTCGAATGTAAATTGTGTCTCCAGCCGGGTATCAATACTGATTGCAACAACATCACTGTCCCAGCCGAAATTTAATTCAGTTGAACCGGTCCATGGCTGGGTGAAGTCCAACACAATACCAGGATCGATGGGCTGTTCCGGCTCCTGATCAGCAAAGAGAGCCATTAGCTCAACATTAACTTCCGTGTCTAATACCGTATCTATAACTACAGTATTACTGCCACTCTCTGCATAGATGGCACCCACTTCAAATGAAAACTCAGTCTCAAGTACCTTATCGATTACAGTCGAAACGTCATCACCGAAATTGAGATTAGTTGTACCATCGGCCAAGTGCTCGAAATTCAAGATGATATGATGACTATCAGTATTGTCCGCTTTAAATTCCAGATTTAAATTGTGGGCATCCGTGGTCCCCAGCTTGTTTTTAAAATCCACATGAGCACCTCAGATTATGGTTTAAGCTTGATGGACTGAATGGTTAAGGTACCCCCAATGACCAGATTGGTATTGGCCAGACTGATATCTGTCCCTATAGTCAGATCAGCTGCAGCTTCCCCGGCACCGTTATAGATCCGCGCCCAAGTTGCCGTACCTGCTTTAATGACCGTTGCTGTGTCAGAGGGTTGTAATTCAACATGAGTGGCTGTTACCTCCTTGATACAGGGCTCTGGCAGAGTCACCGTGACCAGCATCTTGGATGTATCGGCAGCAGCAGCCGGACTTTCTGGCTGCTCACCTTCATAAAAAATAATGGTAGCACTCTGGCTACCGTTATCTAAAAAGCTGGCAAAGGCCTGAATCATGGCAAGCTTTGCCTTAACTGATGTTTTACTCATTTTGGCACCACGTTATCTTGAATGACTGCGTTGTATTTAAGGTCAGGGTCCTGTGATGTCACAAAAAACTTATGCTCACCTGATATATTAGTGAATCCATAAAATCCATTAGTATTGCTGAGTGTGCTTGCCACTATTAATCCCGATATTCGTTCATGCAAGTGCACATTCGCGCGAGCAGGGATCCCAATTTTATATATCACCCCTGAGATGGTTTTTGGATTTTTAATAGAAAAACCTAGCGCAATTGGAGCTTTTATTGGTATTAAATTAATAATCATCTTTTCCCCAAGCTAAAGAAAATTTGCGCCTTTGTTGATGCGCCTCTTATATACGCTTCGCGAGCAATAAAAACTTCATCATCCACAACAAATGCTTCTCTGTCTGTAAAATCTGATACTTGTGCAGCATTTTTTAAGATCGGTAAACACCCCCTCAAAACACTATTGCTTTCGAGTACAAAAACAGGGAAAAGCATAAAGCCACCTTGTGAATCTTTATTAGCAATGCTGTTGATTGTTGCTGATATTGTTGAAAACGGGTTTGAATACGTTTTTGCAGTAGATGATAAGGATGGGTTTGATGAACCTCGATGAATCAAAACACTGTTATTTGGGGCTGTTTTCGACAGGCCTGTAAAATCATCTTTAGCTGTACCATCCGTTTCCAATGCTGTTGCATACTGTAAAGTACAAGATAAAAAATTATTAGCATTATCACTATTTAAAAATGATGTAAATGACCCGAATCCGTAAACAAGCCCAGGTACAAGCAAATTAAATGACGGTATGATGTAAAAAAAATCATCATTACCCACAAGCATCCAATTTCGATTGCCTGCTGATGGTATTGTGCTGTCGGGGTATAGTGTGTTTTGTAGTTGAGCACTTGCATAATACCATTTTGCCCAACCATTAATGGCTGTTGTTCCTGAGCCTGTTCCTACCCAATTTTTGTCAGGCGCAGCAGCATCAAATGGTGCCTGAACACCGAGCATCATATCAATGCCCGTCATATCTTCAACAATTCCGACTTTCGCATATTTTGCGTAGGACGTACTGTAAGCAGGATCAGGCTCATCAACGACACGTAAAAACGGACGGCTTGGTAAAAGCGTATTGGTTGAGCGATAAGCAGCCTTACCGCCACCACTTGCATTAATGCTTGAAAATGGTTTCTCCCAACCAAGTGGCGGTAATGATGCTGTGATTGTGCCGGTGGCAGTTGCTACGCTTGGCGCAGCGGCTAGATCGAATGTCACACTCTGTGCATTCGGCACAGTTAAAATTCGATGCTCACCATTAAACTCTGACTGCGTTGCCCCTGTGATTTTAATCACTTGGTATTGCATTAAATTATGTGAAGAGCTGAATAATACAGTGACTGTTGTGCCTAATACTGTAAGGGATGACACTGTACCAATATTGATGCCATTTACCAAACAGGCATCCAGCACATTAATCATTGAGCCATAAGCATTTTGCAACTGTGGTGCATTGTTGTTGGTGTGCACATAAAACTTAATATCTGTACTTGCGACCATTTTTATTTACTCATTAAAAAGACCGCTTAACACGGCCATGTTTGATTTAAGTGTTAAACCATGCGGTCAATGTCACCGCGCAGCATGATTTGAAACTGATCTGACATCACATTCGGTTCGGACTGCTTTACGGTGCGAATCACCCAAACCGGGAAGGTTGCAGCCACTGTGTTAAAGCGCAGCACATTACCACTCACCCAGCCCTGCCCCCAGCCTTCTTTTTTAATAATGAAGTACGGCACACCGGTCACCGGATTAATTGGGGTATAGTCTGTGTTGATAGTTCCTGTTCCAATCTGTCCCGAGTATTCACCCACACAGCGGAACGATTGATCTCCAGTAAAAACCAGCGCCCAGCGTTCCTGAATTGCACCATTATTCGTAACCGCAATCGGATATAGGGCATCATTGTAATTGGCTGAAATCGCCCCTTCAGATGGCTCATCCCTCCAGATGCTGTTCCAGGTCTGTTGTACAAATTTACCGGTAGAGCGGGCCTGCATATCCCCAGTGATCAACGCTGAACCGACAATAGTGTTTTCAGCATCATAATTGTGGGTCAGTGGCTTGGTGAAGGTTAGCTGGCCGTTGATCTGCACATCACGGATCAGCAGCATGTCCTGATAGCGATATTTCATTGTCAATGGTGCGGTCAGCGCATTTAAAGCAAAATCACCGCCCAGAGTAAACTTGCCATAGTCATAGTCCACGCTGTACATATCGAATGGGACTTTTACACCATCTGCATCTTCAAGCTCGGCCCATGAAATGCGCTGATCTAGCAACTCATAAGTCTGGCCAGCCACATAATCCGGCAGTTCAAAGGCTTTACTGGAACTGACAATAGCAATATCACCAACCCGATAAATTGGCACTCGGCCATCCAGCGGCAGACGGGTAGCAGACAAGCCCAGAATCTCAGCATCCAGCGGGATGTAGGTATAAGCCACCGCGTTATAACGTACAGTCTCCGGCGCAACCCATACCGGTATATTAATGTACCTTTTGCCAGCTTCATCGTACTCGAGCAGAACGTCATACCAGTCCTGCTCTTCAATTCCTGTACGATTACTTTCAGTAATTTCAGTCTTGGTATAAAAAAACAGATCCACAAAACCGGTATCGTAATTAATCTGACCATGTGCACGGCTGGTTTCAATAATGCCATCGTCATCAGCCCGCAGTGTAAGCTGCCCAAAGTCCAGTGTGGCTACGACGACTGTTAATGATCCGGGACGTAGCGGACTGACTGGCGTTCTAAAGCTGATACGGTTGACCGGGGGCATATCTGTGGTGGTGGTTAAAGACTGCAGTGTCAGACGGTTATCGGTATTTGGTGTCCAGCTGTTAATCTCGATCTTGCCGGTACCATACTGAATAATGCCCGATGCAATTGCGCTGTTGTTTGTTGGGTCCGGGTTGCGATAAATTGTACCGTCGCGGTCCACAAAAGTATCTGTGCCA